CCTGGAACTGCATCTTTAATTTGGTAATCAATATAAATCAAAACAAAATTGTTAAATAATAAAACAAACTCAATATGAAATTAGAAAATCAACAATCATATATAACCAACGCTCAATTCAGCGGTGGTGTAGCTGTAATTCCAACAGGTTCTTCAGCTTTTGATGCATTCAACTCTAACAATCCTCAATTTGGATTTGTAGCAGGTGGATTATATGTAGGTGGACAAGGTAATTTAGTTGTGAAGACTTTTGATAGTTCAGTATTAACTTTTGTATCAGCTAGTGGATTTATCCCTGGTTTGGTAGCTGCAGTATCTTCTTCTTCAACAGCAACTAACATTATAGCATTAAAATAAAAATAGATGTTAAATCTAAACTTAAACATATTAGGAGCAAGTAACAAGCCCATCGTACCGATAGCGCCTGCGCCTACTCCTACAACAACTACAACCACAACCACAACAACTACAACCACAACAACTATATCAGGCTCTAAGGTTATTCCTACTAATGGATTAATTCAGTATTTAGATACTACAGTTAGTAGTTCGTATCCAGGTTCTGGTTCAATTTGGTATAATTTAAGTGGAAATTCCTACAATGCAACAGCATCGTTTGGTTCAACATTCCCAACTTGGAATGCAGCTGGACAGGAATTAAATTTCAATGGAAGTTCAGACGTGTTATCATCACAACTTACAGGTTCAATGGGTGTATTCTCAGCATTTGCTTGGGTAAAGTTAGCAACATTAACTCCATCGGGTACATCTGATGCAGAAGGTGTGTATGGTTTCTCTACAAATAAACCAGCAGCAACAACTGAATTTGACAACTTAACATTTACTGAAACTTTCCAAAGCCGTTGGGAAATAGCAACTGAAAATAATAATAGAGATGTTATTTCTCCTGTAGCTGAAACATCAACTGATTATATATTAATTGGTATGACTAGTACAACTGGTAGTGTGAAGTTATGGAGAAATGGATTTGTATTAGGAAGTGATACAAAATCACCAATAATCTATCCATCAGGTTCATTGATAGTAATTGGCCAAAGATATAGAGATACATCAACTGGATGGAGAAGTAATGGATACTTTACTGGTTCTCTTTCTATGTGTTTATTATACAATAGAGAATTGACTGAGCAAGAAATTGATGATTTGTACGCACAGGGAAGATAAAAAAATAACTACAAAACAAAACAAATTTGTTAAATAACTAAACAACACAATAATATGAACGCAAAACACGTATTAAATAAGATTATAGCAGCTTTATCAGCAGATAAGCCTGTGGAAATGACATACGCTAAGTTAGCAGATGGAACAATCTTAGAATCTCCTACCTTTGATGTAGGCGAAGTAGTTGATGTAGTATCGGAAGATGGTACAAAAACTGCAGCTCCTGATGGAGAGCATGAAGTAATCCTAAAGGATACTGAAGGTAACGATGTTAGAATTAAAGTAATGACCAAAGATGGTGTGATTACTGAAAGAGAAAACGTTGAGTTAGCTGAAGGTGCTAAGGATGAAGAAGTAAAGAAATTACCTGAAGATATGGCTTCTATCGCTGGTGAAGACATCGGTGGTGAAGAAGAAACTGATGGTGGTGATGTACCTGTTGAATCTATCCCTGAAGATATGGCTAAGAAGTACGCTGATTTAGCATATCGTATTGAGGAGATGGAAAAGAAAATAGCTAAGATGGAAGAAATCGGAAAAGCTAAAGAAGATGAAATCAAAGGTAAACCAGCTGAAGATAAAAAAGAAGCTGATGTAAAGATGGAAGAAGAACTTCCTAAGTTAGATGGAGCTCCTATTGAGGAAAATCCTTCTAAAACACAAAACATTAAAATGAGTAAGAAAGATAAAGTTGTGAGTTCACAATCTAACTTCTTATCAAAATTATACAAATAAACAAACAAAAAAACTTATTGACATGAGAAAAAATCAAAATTTCGCTCAGCCATCAGTAACAACTACTTACGCAGGTGAGTTCGCAGGCAAATATATTGCAGCTGCATTACTTTCTGCTAAAACATTGGACAATGGCTACATTACAATCATGCCTAACGTTAAATTCAAATCAGTAATTCAAAGAATTGCTGTTGACTCTATCGTTAATGACGCATCTTGTGATTTCGTAACTTCTGGTACTGTAGCTCTTACTGAGAGAATATTAGAACCAAAAGAACTTCAAGTAAACTTGGAATTATGTAAGCAAGAATTCGTAGATAGCTGGCAGGCTTTACAATTAGGATATAGTGCATTTGATACTATCCCTGCAACATTCACTGACTTCTTAGTTAGTTATGTAGGTGGTAAAGTAGCTGAAGCAACTGAAATCTCTATTTGGCAAGGTAATTCAGCTACTAACGGACAATTCCAAGGTATCTACAACGAATTATCTTCTTCAGTAGTGGCAGGTGGTGTAAACGCTCCTGTAACATCTTCAGTTTCTGGTTCTATCACTTCTGCAAACGTATTAACTGCGTTAAATGCAATCGTTGATGCAATCCCTGCAACTGTATATGGTAAAGAAGATATTTACATCTACTTACCTACTAACGTAGCAAAAGCATACCAACAAGCATTAGCTGGTGGAGCACAAGGTGCAAATGGATACAACAACCAATTGAACGTTGGAGAAAAACCAATGAACTTCAATGGTATTGAATTAGCATTCTGCCCTGGTTTACCTGCATCTGCTATGGTAGCAGCACAAAAATCTAACTTATTCTTCGGAACTGGTTTGATGAGTGACTACAATACTGTTAAGGTATTAGACATGGAAGACTTAGATGGTTCTCAGAACTTCAGAGTAATTATGAGATACACAGCGGATACTGTATTCGGTATCGGAAACGATATTGCTATCCACAAAAACTATTAATTTAATTGAGTGAATAATGAGAGGGTGGAATTCCCTCTCTCACTCTTTAAGTTTCAGAACAAAAATTAAAAACTAAAAACTTAATCAACATGCCTTGTAATTTAACAGCCGGTCGTAATGAAGTGTGTAAGGAATCAGTAGGTGGGATTAGTGGAGTTTATTTCGTAAACTACACAGGTTCACTCGCTACTACAACCAATGGTGATAGTGATGCATTAATTGAATCATTACCAGCAGGTCTTACAGCTTACTTTTATGACCTAAAAGGAACAAGTGCATATACTGAAACTGTCAACACTTCTAGAGAAAATGGTACTACATTCTTTTCACAAGAATTAGTATTGAACTTAAAGAAGTTGACAAATGAGATGACTACTCAATTAAAGTTGATGGCTTACGGAAGACCTCAAATCTTTGTACACACTATGAATGGAGATACTCTATTAGTAGGACAAAGAGAAGGTGCAGATGTAACAGGTGGTACTATTCAGACTGGTGCAGCTATGGGTGACCTTTATGGTTATTCTATAACTTTCACTGGACAAGAACAATTACCAGCGCCGTTTATCTCTGGCTCTACATTTGGTAACCCATTTGGAGCTGTGACAAACCCACCAACAATAGTGAATGGTACGAACAACTAATCAGTATTACACTTAAACATATTAAAGGGAGACTAAGTTCTCCCTTTTTTTATGCCATAACTATTTTTTATTACTTTGTTGTTAAATGTATAGATAAAAACAATTTAAGTACAACCTAATGCTAGCTTATTTCATATCTGGAAGCAACAACTACTCGTTTAGAATAGCTCCAACCGGCTCATCACAACTTACACTCAATCTGCAGAATATGTTGACATTGGTGAATACAACTTCATCAATTAGTGCATCAGGCAGACCTTATACATTTCAGCCGTATGAGAGTATCCTTAATTGGACTGCATCTATTTCAGGTGCACAAGTTGGTGACCAATATAGAGCATTTATAACTGATAGGACATCATCAATATGGGATGGTTCTATTTCAGTATTTGCTTCTCAATCAATTGATAAGCCTGATTATAAGGTTCAATTAGGTGTTGAAGAAAGATATAAAAGTAACCTAACTGATAATGAATACATTATAATGAAATAATATGAAAGAAAAACAAAGTTTCTCGGTAGTAAATCTAACATCGCAAGACATCCCTATTGTAGTAGAGGATACTAAAACACGCTACCAATGGGTGCCTGTTGGCATTATAACACCGGATGATTTTTTTCAAAACATTACGGATAGCTATACAACTTCTACAACTAATGCAGCTTGTATTGAAGGTATTTCCGATTTAATATTTGGTAAAGGATTGTACGCTAAAAATCAAGCGTTTCAAACTGTGTTAGATAAACTAATTCCGCAAGAAGAAATTAAAAGAGTAATCTTTGATTTGAAACTATATGGTAATGCAGCATTCCAAGTATATTGGGATGATTCACATACTAAAGTAGTTAAGTTTTATCACACTCCTATACAAAACATTCGTGCTGAAAAGATATATGATAATCCAAAAATTGAAAACTATTTCTACTGCGTTGATTGGGCTGACCAAAAGGCTCAAAGACATAAAAAGAAAATACCAGCTTTCGGAACATCAAACGAAAAGATGGAACTCCTTTATATTAAGAACTATTCTCCTGGCAAATATTATTATTCTTTGCCTGATTGGATGCCTGGTCTTCAGTTCGCTTATGTAGAGGCTGAATTATCAAACTTACATCTTAACAATATTGAGAACGGATTTATGCCGTTGGTAATGGTTAATATGAACAATGGTATTCCAGCTCCTGAAGAAAGACAAACAATAGAAAGTATGATTGAGCAGAAGTTTACAGGCACTAGAAACGCTGGTAGATTT